CAAGTCCAACATAAACCCATGATCACCTGCGTATTAGACATAGTCGGGAGCCTCCTAACATTATTGCATTAGGTAGGCAAAGCATGATACTTAGTAGCATAAAACAATCTGTTATACTGTAGTGCATCACTGCTTTTGTTTGGTCTTGCTCTTAGCATTAGTGATATGCTCTTGTACTGTAGCTTTACTAGGAAGACAAACAACAGTATGATTGAGCGATTGTATCTTACGTTGCAGTACTATGCTTTCTCCGTGATGTAGGATAGCACCAACTCGATTCATACCGCAGCCCATTAGCTTACCGATCTCACGGTAAGTCATGCCTTTAACCCTGTTGTGATATGCTCGCTCACAATCGTATGTGTTAATCCACTTAGCGACTTCTTCTTCCTCGGTTGTAGTCGGTAGCTTAACAGGATAACTCATCCAGCCTTTAGCAACAGCACTTAGCACAAGGGATGGTGCTTGATTCAAAAGGCTTAGTTTCTTCTGAGAACCCACTAGAGTGTCCTTACTGATCTCGCCTTCTTGTACCTTTCGGGTCAGGTACTTTTGTGTTCCTGCCATATTACTGTTGGTTCTTTTCTTCTATCGCTTCGATCTGGTTGAGCAGATCAACGATAGAGTTATTGGATTGTATTAGCTCCATCTCAAGCTTACGAGCTAATGCGAATACAACGGTTAGCGTTAGTATTGGGTAATGCTTCCTAAGCTTCTCAATCTCAGCGTCACAGCGTGGAGTTGCTGACTTAGTATCTTCAAAGAACTCTGCGGTAGTTGTCATGGTGTTAAATGGTTTGCTGTATATCAAAAAGGAATGTCATCTTCAGGTCCAAGAGGATCTGTAGCAGATACCTTCTTAGTGATTGCCGGAGGCATACGGTCCTCTGTCTTTACATAGTTGCCGAGGATCGGACCTTTGTGTCCATCTTGTCGGGCTTGCTTAGAGACGGACTGAACAATCATCCCATCGTTACCGTACTGGTCACGGCCAGCCTTATTGGTGATAAGAGCAATGTCCAAATACGTTCCAGCCTTACCTTTGAAGAGGTGGGTCTTGTCTACCTTAGTTACGTCAATCTTTCCGGTGATCATGGGTTTATGTTGGACTTGGGTCCGGTGATAGGTTGGCAGGATTGTTTAGGGGAGTCAACCTGTCGTTGGGTTTTTTAAACTTAGGTATCGATACCGCACTCAGAGAACCGACAGAAGCGTCCATCGTACCAGAGCTTTACGGCTCCACATTCACCGTCGCGCTGCTTGGCAATGGCGACCATAGCTTCTCCCTGCGGTTGGTTGCGGTCTCGGTTGAGGAGCATCACCAGATCCCCATCGCGCTCCACTTGTCCTGACTCCCCTATGTCTGATAGGCGCGGACTGCGTCCCTTATCTTTCTCGTTTTCCCTGTTGAGTTGCGCTAAGGCTACGATGGCAGTCTTGGTATCGACGGCGATGCTTTTGAGCTTACCGCTGACCTCTCCTATCTCGTAGGTTTTCTTCTCGGCTCCTTTGCTGCCGTGGATCTTCTGAATGTAGTCGATCAAGACTAACCTAACTCCCCACTTGCGTACCGCTCGGCGGATTACTGCTGTGATGGACGATATGTTGGTCACCGAGGAGCCAGAGGCAAAGTGTAAGGGACTCGCTGCAATCTTAGCTGATGCGGTACTCATAGCTTTAAGACCTCCCTGATCCATCTCTCCGGTCTTAATATCTTGCATTGGAATAGATCCAACAGTTGAAACCATTCTTCTAATAATAGCTTCATCAGACATTTCTAGTGATATGAATAAGGTTGGAACTTGGTCTTCTATCGTTGCTGCTTTGGCAATGGCAATCGCCATAGCGGTCTTTCCAATCGATGGTCGTGCTGCTATGATAGCGAGTTCTCCAAGCTGCAACCCATCGGTCATTTGGTTGAGTCGAAAGAAGCCGGTATTGATCCCGCTCAACTGTCCTCGTCGATTGAACCGCTCTTGGGTAGAGTCAATAAATCTTGAGACAACGGACTTGCTGGATTGAACATCATCTTTGGAAGCCTCAACGCTGAGTCCCTGCTCGGCATTAGCGACGATTTGATCGACGGTTAGGGTCACCACAGCGGAATCGCGAATCAAGCGGTCTCCGGCAAAACGTAGCTGGCGACGGTGATGGGCTTCTAGAACGCTCTTGGCGAACATCGGGTAACCGGCTGGTGATGGGCAAAGTTCATCGCAGCGGTTCCAAGCTTCAAATGGTACTGCTGAACTTGTAATGGTTCGTTTCCATTCCTTCATTAACTCCGGCAATGTCACTCGCTTGTTTTGAGTGATGAGGCTTTTTATGGTTTCGTAAGTTAAAGCCAACTGTTCGTTTTGAATTGCTGCTGTTGGAACTTCAGCGAATGCGTCAAAGCAAATGTCAGAGCCTCCAGCGATACACGCTCCAATCAGACCAAACTCATCGTCTTCAGCAAAAAAGGGATCGCTCATAGGTAGTCAGCAATGTTTTCTGAGAGAGCGGTCTTCGATTGACCGGCTATTGATAAAGTTTGTTGCGAGTCTTTCTTCGGGAAGATCCCCCTCCATCCACTAGCGATTGAGTTCTCGACGACAGTCGGGAAGTCAGCAGCGGTAAACTCTCGGGACCACTTGGTCAGTGCTGCTGTAAGTCCGGTCTTCTTGTAGCCTTCACGCTTCTCGGCTTTGTACTGGAGCCAGAGCTTAACGGCTTGGAGACAGCTATCGGTTCGCAAGCTCTCCGGTAGCTCGACTCCGAAGGAAACCTCCCACGGCGACTTAGGAGCCGCTGTATCTTTCTTATTAGGAGTAGGAGGAGGAGATGGAGAGCTATCACTTCGCCATGCATTCGCCATTGGGGTTGCCATTGGGGTTGCTATAGCGACCCCAATAGGGTTGCCATCACATTTGGGCTTATCCCATCGCTTTTGCGCTCCAGTCTTACCGGATGCGGCTTGTTTGAGCTTGTAGTCCGCTTGTTCTTGTCGGATCTGCTCTAGTCGGACGTTCTTCAACGTATCGCCATCGCATAACGTGAACTTAGCGAGAACATAGCGAATCGATGGCGACCCCATTAGTCCCGCTATGCGAGCGGACCTATCTTCGTCTGATGGGATTCCGCCTTTAGACCACTGATGGCAGAGCAGTCTGATGTATCCACCAACTTCTTCCGCGCTCATGTCCGCTGTTCCCGCTAAAAAATCGTCAGCGTAAAACTGAAACGCTGGAGCCTTACGGGTTTTCTTGTCTTCGTTCATGTAACAAATAGAAACCCCGTCACGCATCGTGCTAGGAACTCGCGAAGAACCAACGCGACGTTACACGATACGGACGGGGGAAATTGGTTGTACATGGGTTCTTTTTTGGATGTCCTCGCTCGCTTCCTAGGGCTTGCGCTGACTGCTTACTTCTAAGTCTGGATCTTCGGTTCGTCCAGCACAAACTTATCGAAAAACTCAGCCTTCGGTCGAACGTAGAAGATCTCCCCTCGTTGGTAGATCACGCAGAGTCGCTTGGTCTCTCCAATTCTAAGTTGAGCTTCTGCTACAAACTCAACCTCAACGGTGGGCTTGGTCTTAGACAGGTATTTCATCGCTTGAGCCTTAGCTTCTTTGCCCTCACGCTCCAAACCCAAAAGTAGGAAACGCGATATTTGGCAGCTAACTGTTTGTTGGTGATGCTCTTATCTGCTTGCAGCACCGCATCAACGATTTCCCGAGGGATCTTCATCCCCTTCGGTCGTCCCCTTCCACGCTTAGGGCTGCGTTTAGGCTTAAGCGTTCTCGGAGCCTCTTTGGTCTCCAGCGTCTTGTGGACTCCAAGCAATCTGGAGATTCCGCTTTTGATTTCGTTGATTATGTTCATTTTCTGGTCTTATTGTGTCTGATCTTGTGTATCCAACCTATGCTGACTGCGTAGTCTTCTTTGATTTGTCTGTATGTTCTATTGTTCTGAAGGTCTTGTAGTACTTCTATTACAACTGCTTCGGGTATATGTCCGCGCTTTGGTATGTATGACTCATTTCTTATCGTCATTCAATTTTGGATTTACTTTCTCTGATGTCGTATATGGTTGAAGCTGAGACACCGTATTTCTTGGCTAACTCACGGTAAGTGTAACTTGGGTTCTCTCTTAGAATAGCTTCGCGAATATCCGCTGGAACAGTTTCGTACCGCCGATAAGATTTACGTTTAACCTTTTTTAATGGAGCGACAACACCAAGCATCTTCTCCATTGATTGCTTTGTGAGACCTAATTTTTCAAGCAAGCTCATATTTTCTCGCTTAGTTCTTTAATGATTTGGTTCCTACGCCTTCCTGATGTGTTTACAATCAGTTGCAGCATGACGATTGGGTCCACGCTCGAAACGTGTTTGTACTCACCTCTACGCATTGCTGGCGAGGAATCCATTCTTCGTGCGTCTTCTGCGTTCAGCACCACTACATCTCCGTTTCTCTGGTGTTTGTAGATAAAGCAAATACTGAAGTCGTCTGGTAGTGTTTTCATTTTAGCTCCTTCTCATTCCACAACAGTAAGTCCGCTCGCATTGCGTCGTTCTCGGTTTCGAGTTGGGTGATATAAGCTAGTCGCACCGCTGCGAGTCGCTCTAGCCTTCGGCATAGCATACCCAGATCGGCTATGTTGTGAGGTGTTGAGTCGCAGATGGGTGTGTCGCTCACGGCTTGGCCTCCTTGGCTTTGTGCCACAATTGCTTTGCTGGAAGATTCTCTCCAGCTATAGATAAAAGACATTCGTCTAAGTAGTTTCCAGCTTTCACTAACCGATTGATATACTCCTCTTGCTCGCGAATCTTGGTGGCCTG